CCCCGCCGTACTCCGCAGATTCACGGCATACGGCTTTTTTAACCTCGCTGTCGATATAATCACTGTTTGCTTTTATGTACTCGGCTATCTTTGTTAGTTTATAGCCTTTGGCGTGTAACCGTCCTTCAACGGATTTTCTGACTTCTAAGCAGTCATCCCGCACCGCCTGCAAATATATCGCTATAAACAATTCCGTGTAATTATCTTTTAGTTCTGCGCTGGTTGCTTTCAGGGTTGCCTCGCACATCGGTTTGGGTTGATAGCTCTTTTTGTTTAGTCCGCACCTGTAGATACGGTTTGATATTGTGTTAACAGGGATATTCGTATGCTCTGATATCTGTCTATGCGTCATTCCTTTTTTTAAATACCCGGCTAGTTCCTCTTTTGGTGTTTCCCGGTGTTTGCTATTTCGGGTTGTTTCAGCCATTCTGTGCCTCCTTTATCCCATACGCCTGCATGGTATCTTTTTTGCCTTGATACCAACCGCGCTGATATTCGCCTATGTTCTGGATTGCTTTGAGTTCTTTTGCCATGCGCTCGTAATCTTCGTACATTGCTATTACGTCGCGGAAGGTGTAGCCTGTCATTTCCTCGCATAGTTTCGGGTCGAATGTGTCGGTTAGGTTAGGCATTGTGCACCTCCTCAGCTTGTCCTGTCCATTGTTCAGCCATTGCCCTGGCAATGCCGGGGAAAGTTTTACTTCGCAGCTTTGTTCTTTCCTCTTTAGGGAATCCCATTGTGTTCATATGCCACGGAGAGTCGGTACCTTTACCGTTCTTGTAGGTAATAATGTTCGGCTCTACGTTGTTTGTTGGCTTCAATTCAGGTAACCCCTTGAGCCACAAACAAGTCCCTTTCCTTTCAGGACCGCCAAACATATACGGGTGGATAATCTGATTAGGTTTTCTATAAATCGTAGACATTGCACCGATCGGATTCTCGATGGCAATCTTCTCGCAGTCAGCATTTGCAAAAGCCATAAAAAACTTTATTGCTTCTTCACGATCTTTGTGACGCTTAATTGCCTTTTCTCCGTATCGTTCTATATTGAACCACCGATTCCCCGTTACAGTCAGATATGTACACGGAGGAAAAGCAATAATCATGTCCCACTTTTCCTTGAGAAGCGGTATAACATCCTGCTGCAAATGCCACTCCGGATGCCCTCCGCTACAAGGTTCTATATCGCAGGAATATGCCTCGTGGCCGAGTTTTCTAAGCTCAATCGTTACCGCCTGCGATTCCTCACAAGCTACAAGTATTTTCATCGTCATAGTCCTTTCTCGTCAGAAAGGCTGCCGGCAATTAAAGCGCTGCCTATGACTTTGTTTAGTCGCTGTGTGTCAAAACAACCTATAATTTAATTCTTTGTTCAACGAATCCCATCTAAAAACCCTATCGTCGGCGCTGATAAATCCATCGTCCTCTAACTGAAATCTTCGGTCAAAATCGTGTACCGTGTGACCGTCGGCGCGAAACGTGACAGGGCTGTCCGTGTCCCATTTGAGCATCAGCGCCCAATATTCGGGGTACTGCTTGCGGAGTAGTCGAAGCTGCCCAACGCCTTGATTGTGGCAAAACCAACAGCCTCCACGAGCTGACTGTGCGTAGATGGGGCTGAGTAAATCAAGTTCTTCGCATATCTTTCTCGCTTCCGCTTCGGTTACATTGTGCTCCACTAATGGCGAACGCTTACGGTCTGTGAGATTGTGAAAGCGGTTTGGTTCGTCGGCGGCGATGCCTATGTATTGAGTAATGCCAGGCTTATTTAATTTCCCAAGGCAGGATAATTTCAAATCTCTGTTGCACCAATTTCCAACGACAACACCTGGAAACCCTCGAATCCCCCCTGCATACTTAGGCTTTGCTTTTGCACTCACAATGGTATAAAAACACGATTCATAGCATCTTGCCGCATGTAAATGCTCAACCTCAATCCCATACCGTTCCTTGATGATTGCATCAGCCTTTGCCTTAAACTCCATCATTGGCGGCAAGTCGGCGGGTATCGTGTCGGTTGCCATTATTTCAACATGAACAATTCGGTCGAGCGGCATATCGTGCTGTTTGATAACTTCAAGCATCGCGCAGGAATCCTTGCCATACGACAGCGACGCTATGTATTGCACTTCAATCCCCTCCGTCATCAATCTCAATGCGGCAGGAATATTTCTTGCCTGATATAATCTCGTTCTCCGCTATGTCAACCAAAAACTCTCTAACAGCTTTACTCATTCCGTCCCCTCCGTTTCCGACGGCTGCCGTCCGCAGCTATAATTCTTGTTTGAAAATTCATATTGCCCCCTCCTATCAAAACGGCAAGTCATCATCTTCTATGCTTTCATCTATCGGATAAAATCCTTGCTCCTCCGGCGTACTCTCCTTTTTTTTGTCCGCAAAATACTGTTCTTCAACAACAACCTCGGTTGATACGCGTTTCTGTCCGTTTTTATCTTCCCAATTACGCACCTGAAGCCTGCCCGTTACAGCAACTTGTAATCCCTTTGAAAAATATTTCTCCGCAAATTCTCCGGTCTTTCCGAAAGCAACGCAGTTTATAAAATCCGCGTCTGGCTCTCCCTGTTTCTTAAACCTCCTGTTGACCGCCAAAGTATACCGGGCTATTGCTATGGATTCATTACCCTGCGTGTATCTGGTTTCCGGGTCTTTTGTTAAACGTCCTAACAGTGTGCATTTATTCATCAATTCACCCCTCTAACTCCCTATTTCGGGCTTCCTCTATCGCTTCAAAATCCCATTCGCGCTGCTCAAAATTTGCAAATTTATTTTTCTTCGTTTCATCGACAGATTTTGGCGGTTTAGTATAATTTTCATCCAGATAATCAACATACCCGCTATTGAAAAACGTGCTCCCGTTTTGCGGTTTCCGCCAAGTTTCGTTTGCTAAGTCCGCCTTGTACCGGCTTATCGCTCTTTCGAGTTCATCAAATCCGATATCAAGTAATCGCCTCTTATTAGCCTCTGAAACCTGTGCCTTTCCGCGTTTTAACGGGTATATTTTCCATAGTCGTTCAAACTGTGCATTAGCGTCAGCGTTGCACAATGTTTTTTTATCATTTTCATTTACATTTACATTTTCATTTACATTAGGGGTTTTCTTGGGGTTTTTACTTGAAACCCCTAAGGGGTTTTTTAGGGGTTTTTTATTTTTAGGTCTGCCGCCCATAACCCCGTATTCTGCGCCCTTCTTGCCGTTGGCGTATTTAGTGTTATTTGCGTCTATTTGAGGCTTTATCAATATAAACATACTTAATGCAGGACTATTTTTTTCCGGTTCACGCCCATATAACGCATACTCCGCAACTGCGTTATATATATCGGCTTGTACTTCTTTGTTTTGCAATCGTATAGCCTCATAAAACGATTTATAAAAAACAAAACTTTCCCTCTCCAAAGGCTACACCTCTTTTACTAATGAATACCGTACATAACTAACCTTCTCGCCGTTCCTGTTAACGCCTGTTTCAAACTCCTTTTTAAACCTGTAGCCATCCTTTTGTAAATCGCATATCCGGCTTGCTAATCTTGTACAGCCGATATCCTGAAACGCCTGGAGTGTTGACATGCTGCCGAATTTCTGAATGTATTGTATAATCCGTTCGTTTTGCGTCATGTCCCTATCACCCCCGAAGAATAAAATTCAAGGTATAATTTAATCCAATCATCAATTTCCATCGTAACCAGCCATTGGCAATTATTTTTTCGGTGAAAAACAGATGGCATTTCATTATCTTTTTTATCAGATTTTGCCTGTGACATAGCATCATATAAATTTAATTTCTCAACCCGTTTACATTCTATATGTATACCCGGAAGACCTATAACATCAGCGTCACCGTTAGTCCCGCAGTATTGCTGCCCTCGGCGGCAATCAAACCCATACTGGCGCAAAACCTTTGACAGCTCCCTTTCCCCTGCCGCTCCCTTCCGTCTGCTATTCAAGATAATTCCTCCCTATCAGTTTCATAAATTCTTCACGGGTATGAGTTTCTTCAAATTTTCTCTGGCAGACTTGTTTTAATGAAATATCTAGGGCATGTCCATCCCTGCCATGTACTCCGTTTGTGCCCCTGTGAAGCTCCGGCGTTAAAAAAACCCAAAACCCGTTTTTATCTGATATATCCCGCCATCCGCGCCCATAATATATATGGTGCTTTTCCAACGCTCCTTCTGAATCTGTTATGTAACATATCCTTTTTTTGCCTTGGAGTATCGAATAGTTATGACTTCCCTTTCGCACTCTCCCACAACGCTTTCATATTTTCTAATTCTTGTGGGGTTAATGTTTCTATCCCCTGTTCTTTGCAGTCCTCAACGATGCTGTCTATTAGGCGTGACATCTGTTTTGTGTTGTATACCCTGCTGCCATAGTAAAAATCATATAACCCCTCTGTTTCGTTCTCCCCGAAGTCAACCCTTTCTGTTAACCAGCCTTTGCCTAACATCCCCCATGCTGTACCCATTGTCTTATATAGCTCGGTGTCCATAGTCTCTGTACGCTTAACGCCAACCTCTTTTATATGTTGCCTGTACACTTCTATATCCGTTATACACAGCTTTTCAGCCAACAACCCACACAGTTTCCAACAATAGGCATTGGCGTCCAAAGAACGCTTATTACGCCATTTTTTTATGCTTATCTCTATTTCCGTATCCTTTAACTCGTTATACCGCTCTCTAAAATCCTCGTTTAATGTCAATGTTATATATTGCTTTCCTGTTGGTGGGGCTATAAAATCCCTTATATACCCCTTCATTTTGATTCAGCCGCTTTCTTTTTGGCTTGTTCTATATTATCTATAAGCTTTTGCGCACGTTTTGCCGTTAATTGAACGGCGTTTGTAACGCCCTCGTGTTCAAGAAGCTTTTGATACAAGTCGTCTTGACCTTTATAAAGCTTATCCAATTTAACTTTCTGTTCCTCTGTTGCGTAAACTATGCTGCTCAACTCAGCTTTTTCAAGGTCTTTATTTCTCTGATTCAATAATGCGTTATTTAACTCTTCTGCACTGCATACGCTTGTATCAATTCCAAAACCGCACATTCCTAAAGCTCTGCCGACTGCGCTTGTTTCGCAATTTTCTATGTATGACGTTTTGTTTATGAACGTGCTGCCTTCCTTCTCGTAGGCTAGCCCTGTCCCGAGTATTTTTTGTTCTTCATCGAATACCGAAGCCTTTATAACTGCCACGCCATTTTCAAGGCTTATAAATTCTGTGACTATTGCCCCTTGTGGGTAAACCATTCTAAAAGCTTTTATTCTTTGATTTACCTCTGCATATTCCTTACCTTTGATATCCGTTGTTCTTATGCTTTCATTAGCTTTTGATATTTCGTTAAAGTTTTTCATCTTGTTTTTGCCTCCTTAGACATTTGATAAAAACTCGGTTAAATCTTCTTCCTCACTACAAAAATCCATTAAGTACCCTGATTTATCGTTGCTGTATCCCTGTTCGTATGCGTCTTTGAGTATTTTTAATTGTTCTAAATCGTCAAAATACCATTTTAAAAACTCAAGCCATTTGCCGCTTGCTGTTAAAAATGCTTCAAGATTTTCAACAGTATAGACCTTTGGTTTACATTTCTCGCAAAAATCTTCCATGCCTGCGTAATATTCACCGCACGAAGGACACTGGATAGCTTCCGAAATGTTGTTTTCGCCACAAAAGGGGCAAACGTCATATTTTTCCTCGGCGTATGTTTCGCCATATGGTCTATATTCAACAACTGTTTTTAATTTGGACTCGTCAAAAACTTCGCCGCAATTTCCACAAATTATTTTACACAATTGACTTTGCCCCTTTCCTGTGCTATATTTAAATTGAATTTTCTTGTTTGCCCCTTATTGCGGTTGCCTCCGCATGGGGCTTTTTTTATTTCAACCCTGTTATTTCTTCAAATATTTTTGCGTTAAACTCCGGCAGAGATTTTATATAGTTAATTAACGATTGTGGCATGTCCGCATACGCTTCTGCATCGGTTTTGGGTTTTATCATTGGTGCCGGAGCGCATTTCCAGGCGCCCCCGTTTTTATCCCGTAATTCGTAGGCGTTATTAAACTTAGGAAACCATCCGTTAGCTATGCGGTGCATATCATCCCAAATTTTATCAAATCGGTCTTGCGTGATTTTTTTATTAAATAGAAATAATTTGCCTGTTTTTTTATGGGTCAAGATGCAGTTTGATATACCCTCACACTCTTTGCAGTACACGGATTTAAAAACGCCGTAGCCGTTCCTGATGCCGTAGCCGTCACTGATGCCGTAGCCGTCACTGATGCCGTAGCCGTCACTGATGCCGTAGCCGTTCCTGATGCCGTAGCCG